TGGAAGATCACCGCCTTTTTCTTCTACCCGGCAGCAGTAGATGTCTAACCAGCGTAGCAAGTAGGTGATGCCGATTTGTCCAGTGAATTCGTCAATGAGGACATTTTCTTCGCCCTTGTAAGCATCCCACCACTTGGTTGAGGGGTTTTTTACATAGCAGGTCTCGGTTGCTTCTTGCCACGCGAGGTGAGACTTGCCTGTCCCTGTGTCGCCCCAGAAGACTTTGCATGAAGTAGTTGGGCGGGGGTGGGCGACGGAGTAGTCTTTGGTGATCCGCTTGAGTGAGTGGTAGTTGCGAACGAACACATCGGCGGGTATGGCATCCAGGTTCCCAGCAATTGCTGAAGCACGGACGGCTGCCCAGTCGGTTGCTGAGTTGCGTTGGAACGGTGCTTCCCCAAGCTCGAACTGCGAATCGGCAACTCTGGTGTCTTCTTTCCAGACGTAGTCGTTAGCGGCAGCTGATCGACTTGGTTCACAGTGAGCGGACTCGCCAAACACCCGCTTGACTGCGGCAAGAGTAGACTTTCGACCCATGATGGCGAGCAGTTGCCAGTGATGGTATCCGGTGTCTGCACCTTTTTCTTGTTGGCCTTTGAGATATTTGACGGTGGGCGGCAAGCCTTGATTGGGGTCGAAGGCAGCATAGGGTATGGTGAGTAGCCAGTAGACATGCTGAGGTGCTGGCATTGTGCTGGAGTTGCCATGAGGTGAGTTGAACTTTAAGAAGTAAAGAATGAAGTTGGGCCCCTTTATGGAGCAACGTCGCTTTTATAGTGTGAATTCAGGGACAACCTACCTTAACCCTACGCGGGGTAACCTTAAGCGGGGTAATCCTAAGCCATATACTAAGCCACGTGGCTTAGGTGCAGCTGTCAATGCTGCTGTCAATGACCATGCGTCGCGGAGCGCGCATGCAAACGAGGGTGCGTCGCGGAGCGCGCTTTAGGGTTAGGGTTTAGGGTTAGGGTTAGGGTTAGGGAATTGTACATTAGTAGCGGTCAGGGGTAGGTTGTGGGTTAAGATTTTTATATAAACCATACTTAACTTTATATATATATAAGAGCGTACGATTATGAGACGCGATGTGGCTTAGACCGAATAGCTAAGCCAGGTAGACTCCGTTCCAGTATTACTTACAGAACGGGTTCTACCGGCTACCTTTTTTTTTTTTTTTTTTTTTGAGTATTTAAGCGAGAAAATAATATTTAAAAAAATTGTACACTCTTTGTTTCATAAAGTTATGAAACGCAGACATTCTACTGGAGGTTCTTCGCGCAGTAATAAGTATGCCAGGCTTATTCCGGCGGCAATCAACACGGCCCGTAACGCGTACGACGCGTATTTTTCGGGCCCCGCTTATTCGGCGCGCACCCCGTCGTTCGCGGGTAGTGCGTCGCGTGGTGAGTCGGCGCCCGGCAAGGCGTCAGGTTTCCTATCGACGACGCTAAAGCCTCATGTTCGTCGCGCAAGTGCGGCGGACGTCCGCGGAACTTCTGTTGTTCTTGAAGTTGGTGGAGAGCTTAATGCGGGCGCATCCACTGCGACTGCTGGCAATACTGTCTGTATTGGCCATGCTAGTATGCCTGTGCATACTGCTCATATCGTTATGTGGCGAGCTATTGTTAAGCAAGTGCTTATCCGGATGGGACAAACGGATTTGAGCAACTTTTACGCTGGTTTGGATGGCTTTTCGATTGGCGATGCTTTTGGTGTTGTTTATAGTGTTGGAGCTGATTCATCGTTTACGTCTGTGAATTATGTTGTGGCTGGTGGTTTTAGTCCGGAAACGGTTGCTGTTTTCTTTGCTGATCATTTTCGTACAAATTTTTCAACGGATTTGACGTTTCAGCAAATCTATTTTCAGTCCAAGACTCCTACGCCGACTGGTAATACGTTTTGGCCTCCTGTATTCATTAATTTGAAGGACTGTATGTTTACATGTTATTCAAAGAGTGCGTTGAAGGTTCAGAATCAGTCACGTGGCAATCTTGGAGGTGATGAAGATGCTGTTGATAACAATCCTATTGTTGGACGTGCTTATTATGGACTTGGTAATGGATCATCTGGTATTACGAAAGATGGCATACCAACAACTGCAGGCCGTCCATTTGTTGCTGATGGACAGTATGGTGCTATTGCTATTGTACCAACGGAGTTGGTGTATCAAGAACCACCTCCGGCTACTCATTTTTTGAATGTGAAGTTATATGGCAAAGCGTTACTTGAACCTGGCCATATTAAGACGTCTCGTCTTACGTATAAGAAAACTTTGAAGATGACGGATGCTTATCGTGTAATGTTTTCGGATGATGCCATGGCAAGCCATCCTATTGGTGTTTTTGGAAATTTTCGATTTATGATATTTGAGAAAATGATCAGTTCTTCCACTGGAAGTGTTAGTAATGCTATTAAGATTTCATATGAATGTCAGATTGAAATTGGTGGTCATGTGACTTTTAAGAAGGATACGCGGACTTCGCAGCTTAATAGTCTATCGAATTACAAGAATGAAGTTTGAGTACTTATTTAGGATTTTATATGTTAGTAAAATAATTATTTTTGCCTATGTACAATGTTTATTTAGTTATTGGCCGTATGGTACATTAAAGTGGGTTACAGTTAAACGACGAAGGAGTGCAGCGCGTTGCTGAGCAGTTGCGTCCGGGTACCAGTCTGTCGGAGCGATGTTTGAGCAGATCCAGAATTTGGTGGCTTTTAGTGGAAGATCACCGCCTTTTTCTTCTACCCGGCAGCAGTAGATGTCTAACCAGCGTAGCAAGTAGGTGATGCCGATTTGTCCAGTGAATTCGTCAATGAGGACATTTTCTTCGCCCTTGTAA